CGTTTCATATACATTTGTCATGTATTGTTTAGAGGCATGCTCTTGTTGTTTCTTTTTTAAGTCTTGTTCTTCAAGTTTCTTAATAACAACTTTTTCTTGCATTTTATCTAACTTAGGTTTAAACTTAGTAGCTTGGTTTTCTAGTTTTCCTAAGTCTTTCCAGATTTCTATTTCTTCTTCAATTTCTTCAGTAGTTCCGTAACCTGTAGCACCTAAATACTCTTTAATGATTGTTTCTTGATCTGATTCAGATTTTAAACTTAATTGTTTGGTTTCTTCAACGTTACCTAAAGTATTAAATAACCCTTTAATATCAGTTCCCCCATCTGCTACATATCTTGCAGCAATTTGTAATTCTTCCGGTAAACTTGCAAAAAATTGTTTTGGAGTTTCACGTCTTACTTGATTAGCTCTTTCTTCTAGGTTAGCTTCAATTAACTCTTCCCAATCTTTAGCACTATAATCAGTTAATTCTTTTCCATCATCAAATGGTACAATTTTGTCAGATTTAATAAGTTTATCAAATACATCAGAAATACCAGATATAGATTTTCTACCTCGTGTTTCTTTCTTTTCAATATCTTCATCAGTTTCATCATCTAAAGAATCAAAAATATTTTCTACATCTTCTGACTTAATTTTTGGTTTATCTTCAACTGATTCATCTGATGTGTCATCAGTAGTTGTAGATTCATCTTCTATTTTTTTACTTAAATCATCTATACCATCATCATCTGTATCTGCAAATGAAAAATCTGGTTTTTCACTTAATCCGGATAAAATGCTTGGTTTACTTTTAGTTTCATTAGGCAATGTAATATCACTACCACTTGGTGCGGCATCAAAAATTTCATCTAAGTTTATATCTAATGTTTCTACTTTACTATCCACTGTTGTTTCTTTTACGCTCATAATATTATTGGTTTTAATATTTAGTATTAATACTTATATATACAATATAATAAAAGTTAATCTATCATACAACACATTAAACTTATAATATTTTACATTTAGGTAAAGTTTTTTGCAGTATATAGCTAACGTTACTTATTTTTTATTGGATTTTTTAGAATCTTTCACATCATACTTGTTTTTGTTTTCCCGTGCAATTTCTAAATCGTTAGCAGCAACATCTCTTGTAGCAGCAATTTTTTCTCTTTCAACTTGCAATTTTGCAGTTTCCATAGATCCTTTCATTGCCATCTCATCACGCTTTAAATTAGTTTGCTCTCTGTATTGACTAGTTTCTTTAATGTCTTTCATGGCATCTTGATAATCAGATACTTTGTTTTCATTTATATCCACCATAGATCCAAATCCAGCTGATTTAATTTCAGCAACAGTTATATCATTCCGTCTATCTTTATCATTTTCTTGAATCTCTGCCTGCAACTTCATTTGTTCTTCTTGTGATTTAGCTTGAAGTTGTTGTTCTTGCATTTGACGTTGTTGCTGCATTTCTTGTGCTCTTTGCTGTTCAACTCTTGTTTGTGAATCTTTTAATATATCTGTTACTTCAGATATTGAATCTGCTTTAAGAATATTTCCAAGTTCAAATATTGATGCTCCTGTAGTATTATTAGTTAATGCCATTTGTTTTAATTGCTCTAAAATTGCTCTGTGGTTAGTTTTAGTAGTCGCAAAGACATTAAAATCTCTAAGTAATAGATCTGTCCCATTCATTACAAAATTGACCTTCTGAGCTTCTGTGGAGATATACGACAATCTTACACTAGGGTTAGTGCTGTTATAGTATTGTGCTAAATCTGTTCTCATTTGGTGAACTCTAGGCATCAAATGATCTGAATGTTGCACAAAGTAAATCTCTGTTTGTGCATATGACTGCTGCATAGCATTAACCACACCTGTTGCTGTTTCTGCAGATACTGCTCCGCCTAAACGTTGGGGATTAATACCAATTGCATCAAAACATTGTTGCTTAAAGTAATTAGCTAATTGTATCCTTGACATCAATCTACTAGTCTGCTCCATATTAAGAGTTTGATAGTGATTAAAGTTGGTGGCATTTTCTGTATTTGTAATAGATGTATCTAAAGGTAGCATTGAAAAATCTTTCATTGCTGTATATGCTTTGGCATAATTGTTTTTACCCCAATCTTCACCCATTGAGTGACGCGGTAATGCATTTTGATCAAACATAATTACAGTACCTAATTCATCAATAAGGATATCTGCTATCTGATTATTAACCATGTTGTATCCTACTTGGTAGGCTTTCATTAAATCTACTAAAGAAGTGGATCTTGTATTTCTATCAGAGAATACTCTACCCTCTACAGGTAGTTTACAACCATATAAAGAATTATCTCCTTTAAATTGAAAAGGAAGTCTTCCTGGCTTTTCTCTATTAATACCCAAATAAATAGGATTAACATTATCATCCATACTAGTTTGCCACATAGCAGGAACATTAGGTCCTACTTTAACACCACCCCAAGTTTCATTAATCCAAATCCAATCAATATGCTCACCTTGTAATAAAGTATCTTTTGATTTATTTTTAAATATTGATGTATCATACACTGCTTTTTCAGTTATTTTAAATGATTCATCAATTATTTCTTGGGTTACTTCACCGTCAAACTCTATTTTAGTTAAATGACCAACTTTTCGTTGAGTCTTCCAATAGATTGTAGATACACGCATTAAGTTACCATCTCCCCAGTGCTCTAAGTCTTCACTTTGAGAAAGGATTTGAGTTAGTATATCGCCACCTCTTGCTGAATCATTACTATAGTTACTTGCATATTGTCTGTATGCTAAACCGGGCATTTCAGTATTCCATGCATGAGATCTATTTGCATCATAATAAGAGCCATCATTTTGATAACCATTAACTTGATATTGTGCAGATCTTGCGGGATATATTCTTTGTAAGGATTCTAATTGTTTGACATCCATCAAATAACCGTACTTATCTACTACATCAGACACAGTCATTAAATCAACTTTACCAACATAATTAGAATCTGATATATATCTTTGATCTGGAGATTTTTGATAGAAAGTTAATACTGGATTCCATAGTTCTACATCATAGTCATCTTCCAACATTCTAAAATGCCAAAACTCTCTATCTGCAATAAGCATATCTCTAAAGCCTCTTTCTTCAAGCTCTTGCATTCTAAATCTTTCCTCATCTACATTTAATTGATGAGTTGCCCATTCTTCAACACTACTTCTATATGACTTACTAAAATAATCTTCTATTTCAGGAAGTGTTTTTAAATTTTCAGGAGATAATTGTTGTTGTGCTTCTTCAGATGCCGGATCCATTCCAGCCTCAATCATTTTTTGAACTAACTCTCTTTCCGCATCTGCTAACAATGAGTCTTCTATTGCAGATTTTTTCTGCTCCAGCATTTCATTATATGATTTGTCATCAACAGCTCTAAATTGTACTGAGTTGTATCTTTTAGTGAATTCCCCGCTTAATACATTAATTACATTAGGTACAATAGGATAAAATTTAAGTTCTAACGCAGAATCATTTTCTTTTGTTAAGACATCCATCATTTCTTTGTAATCATTATCTTCCTCAACAATATAATCTGTCTTATCAATTATACCTTTAGCAAGTTTATAATTTTTTAAAAGTCTTCTGGCATTTACTCTTAAGAATTCAACACCTTGTAATTCTAACCAATCTAAATTCCATGCAGCCCAATCATCAGTTTTTTCTGAAGAAGGTAAAAACTGTATTGGTTGAGTTAAACTAGAATATGTAGGGCCATCTTTTGCCTTTGCTCCTTTTTTTAACTGCATTGCATTTAATACTCTCATTCCCTATTTTATTTAGTTAAGTCTATTTATAATTTTTAAATCCTGATCTTCTAGGTCTTTTACCATCTGTCTTTGTTGAACGTCCAATATTCTTAAACGGACTATACTTTAATTTATACAAATTTTCTGAATTTACCAAAGATTTACCCTCTGATTCATGCCTTTTAGAATAACCTCTATTAGACTGCTGTATTTTTACAAAGGCGATTAGTGCACCAAATGCCACCAACCTATCAACATTTAATCCGGGATAATACGCCAACATTTCCGTTATTAGCATGGGATCAGGAATTCTTTCTACACCTAAAGTTTGTCCGGTTACACCTCCGTTGACATCGGTTTCTTCATCTATAACCTCTCTTAAAAATTCTATTGCATAAGAAATTAAATGACTCTTAAAAAGAGTACCTGTATTTTTCCATCCATATTCTTGATAAACAGTTTTGTTAGACCCTAATTCTTTTAAGAATAAAATCTGTTGTTTAGGAACCAAATACCTTTGTTTTTTTCTTGCTATCATATGTTGGATAAACAGTGAAATATTATTTTCAACTATTGTCCATGCATTATACCACTCTATAATTAATTCTAATCTTTCATGTGTCTTATTAATATCATCAAACCGTCCACACCAAGCTGCAACTATTTTATCTTTTTCTAAAAATTGTTCTATATCTCCAGATGCTGTTGTCCTAATTACTTCGGTTGCATTTTTATATACAAAAATACTACATAATGAATCTGAAGTTGTTGTTTTTCCTTCCGAAACTGGATCTATAGAAGCATAGTATGCTCCAAACTCAGGTTTTTTAGCTGCAGGTCTTTCCCAAACCACTATTGTTCCTGTTTTATCAACCTGTTTTTTATCTACAGGAAATTTAGTAATTGGTAACTTATTAGTTCTTTTAGCAAATATACCTTTCTCATCTCTATCTAATGTAATCAGTTCATAAGGATATTCTTTTTCTTCAATTCTTTTCTTTTGTCTAGATAATATTCCTTGTGGAAATATTGATTCTTTTCTATAAGCAAAAGCCTCAGATATGTTCATTGGCTTTTGAGAAATTCTTAATTGAAAAGCTTCTCCATTTAATTCATTTTTCCAACGCGCTCTTTCTTCAATAATTGCTGATACAGCATCTTCAATTTTAGAATTACCATACTTATCTATAAAAGGAGGCATAGACCATTGCTCAGGTATAAAAAGCCCTGCCATACCTATTGTACCATCCTTATCCATCAGATTAGTTTTTACAGAATAGATATCATTTGCTTTGGGATTTAAAATCATTTCTTTCAATGGATTACATTGTTGTAAATCTCCCACTGATCCCGCTGCAATAAACATACCTGTGGTAATCATACCTGATGACATGGCGGGACGCAAGTATTCATATGTCT